GATACTATTATAAGCCGAAAAATCTGGCAGACAAAAATAACTTTTTACTCCGTTTTTATTTTTCGTACTTTTAATTTTCTCAATAATATTTTTATTCATATCTTTCTCCGTTTATTAATCTTCCAATATAAACAACTATTGGAATTAAAATTAATGCCATCAAACAACCTATTGCTGTTCCAAAAGCTAAATCGTAGGACAAGGTAATCATTCCACCACCAAAGTCTGAAAATGCATTTGCAATTCCACCACCCCACACTGCCCCTAGTCCACTTTGCAGTTTTTTTGGGATGTACTTCTCGATTTTATGACCTAGCAATGCCCCAAGAATAACAACAATATTATCAAGGTTGCCATAGGGAATGTAAGTGTCATAAAATTCTGGGGTGAGTATTCTTGTTTGAATAAATTCAATCATTCTATTCTCCCTTTCTGCATTTTGGAAGAGTTCCCTCTCCGTGACATTTCGGACAATTAATAAGATAACCCTCATCATCATAGTAGTAGCCTTTTCCACTGCATTTATCACAATCAACTTTTTCCCAAAGCTCTGAAACTTTCTCCCTCACTTTTGAGTCAAAGGCTGTACTAGTGACATAGTCATTGTCTTCCAAGTTTTCTTCAATTTGAATTGAGTCAATTTCACTTGAAATATCAACATTACCATCTGGAAATCTTTCTACAATCAACTTGGCAAAAAGATCCACATACTCAACTACATTTCTTTTCTGAACCTCAAAACAAATCTTCCAGAAAACTTCTTCTTTAAGTGTTTGTCTAGCTATGTCGAAATTATCATTAACGATAATTGCAGTATGTTCGTTAGGAAAAGTCTTTGATCCATCCTTGTTAGAGTAATCATTGAAATCATCTTCTGGATGAAAGTTGATCTTGTTTTTAATTAACAAGTTCACAAAGTCTTCAAAGTCTTTTGCAGTTGGAGTAAAAGTCCAGAAGTTTTTTAGATCAGCAAACTTTTTAAATTTTCTTATCTTTTCTGGATAAGTTGCCAAGACATCTTTCGTGAATTCAGTAAAAGCTAAATTCGGATTTACTTCCACAAGTTCTCTTTGGCTTTTCAGAAGACTTTCAAGACTTCCAATTTTATTGCCAATATTAAAATGTATTTTACTTGTCATATCTTTCTCTCTTTCTTGTCATTATGATCACTCACGGATTGAGTGATCCCATCTCGATCATCTCTGACCAAGAAATCTTTTACTTTTTCTTCTTTTTTAGATGGAATAATCTCATTGTTAGGATTAAACTTATACCTTTTCCATTTTTCTATTCTCAAGTTTTTATTTTTTATCAATCTTTTATTATATGAATTAGGGTATCTGCTAATATGATAGGATACTGTTTTTTCTAAAAAACCTTGTTCAATTAACTTTTGACAATATTCCAATGCTTGTTTTTTTGTTTTAAATTTCTTTCCATCTACAACAGTTAGTGACTCGATATAAATAGGAACATTATAAAATAGTGTTGTATTGCCATCTAAATATGATTTTCTTTTAGAAGATAGAACATCACATCTAATGTGATAATGATAATAAATATTGTCTGAAAGGATCATTTCTCTCTTTCTGTTAATGTAGGTATTACCTTATATAATATAATGTTATATGCAACCCCCAAATGAGGAAAATAAGGAAAAATGGTCAATATGCCGTTTTTTAAAAAAATAAATGTCTCTAAAACACCCCTAGAAAGGCTTTGTAGAGGTTGGGTGGTATGATTAGACCTTTATATTATAAAATGTAATATTATATGATAATTAGGGGTTTTTGGAGATTTTTCCACACCAATCAAGGAAATTGTCCGTTTTCATATTGGATTTCATCATATTGACTCGGTAGCAGACCAATTGGAGATTTCCCTTTTCATATCTCTTGATGTCGGAGTCAATTCGATCCACGGAAACATTGGTGTCCACTTTCCCTCTTCCCTTGATGTGTGTCATTGGAAGATTGGTGATGGAACATCTTCCCTTCTGCTTGTTCCACAGTTCCATCAGATATTTCAGTGTGACTTTGGGAGAAAGAGGATGCCTTGCCGACTGCTTGACATTGCATAGCCAATTCTTGAGAAACTTGTAGGGAGTTGCTGATAATGTTTCGTGATCCTTGTCTCGTTTGTAGAGTGACCAAACTTTCTTCTGATGCTTGGCAACACACACTTTACACCAAGACTTACGACCATCCTTGCTTTGAGATTTCTTATCAAACAAATTATGTGGTTTTTTTCTCTTGCATCTTGTACAAGTTTTAAAAACTCTTCTCATTCAAAAGTATTTAACAATGAGAAATAGATTTGGCAATAATGCTGAAGCTTTTGCTTACACTTCTATAGCCTTTTTTGATAACTTATTATTTTTATTTTTATTTTAGTGATGAATTTGGTGTATGAAGTGTAAGGATTGGTGTTTCTTGTTATGTGATAAGGGATTGATACTTACACTACTGTCTTTTTAGAAGTGTAAGATCTTACACTAGTAGTGTAAGGATTGGCTGTTTTCCTTAACACCACGAAGTAAAAATGATATTGAAATATTGAAAGTAGGTTGTATGAAAAAGACTATTGATGGAAGAAAATCCAGAAAATTGACTCCCAAGCAATTAAGATTTGTTCACGAGTTCTGTACTAAAACTTTGTTAGGATTGCAATCAGCATCTGAGTCAGCAAGAAAGTCTGGATATAGTGAGAGTGTTGCAAGAAAAATGGCTTATGAGATGCAAGATCCAAACAAATATCCATTGGTTGCCGAACACATTTACGATTTAAAAAAAGAATTGCAGAGTAAATATTCTGTTAATATGGATAAGCATATTGCTAGACTTGATGATCTTGGCAAAAAGGCAGAAGAAGAAAAACAGTTTACTGCATCTATTAATGCTGAACAATTAAGAGGTAAGGCAAGTGGATTGTATGATCCAACAATTAGGATGGAGTCTGCAATAGAAAACTTGCCAAGAGATGAACTGATTAAACGATTGGAGGAGTTGCAGAAAAAGGGAATTGGAATTGTAGGGGAAGAGAATGTTATTGAGATGGAGAAAGAACTAAATGGAAAAGATATTAAATTGATTGATGATAAGACAGAAGAGAAACAAACTACTTCAGAGGAAATGCAAGATAAGTTAGAACCTATCTAAAACTAGTTTTTTAAAAAAAGTGTATCCTTATATATAATGATAAATTATTACACATTGTAACAAAGTGAAAGAGTCCAATCTTGTTAAATTAATTAGGGAAAACATAGACATATACAATTGGTTAAGGATTGAAACAACAACATTGCAAGGCTTTCCAGATTTAATAGGTATTAGTTCACAAATGGATACAGTTTTTGTGGAGTGTAAGATTGCTATTGGATCTAGAATTAGAATAACACCTCATCAAGTATCAATGAATATAAAATTGTGGGAAGAAAGTGGTGGATGCAATTACTTCATTGTTTTGGTTCAACAAGCAAAATACCTTCCCCCAAAGGGAGTGTTTTTGTATGAGGGAAAGGTTGCCAAGGATCTAGCCATAAACGGTGTCAACGAACCACCAATCGTGAACCAATGGATCGGCATTCGTGATCAGCTTCGGATGGTTCACGAACATCGAATTTTAAAAAAACGGATCACGGATCACGGATCGTGACCCATATGATATTATATAATAAAATATAACATACGGATCACGGATCGATGACTGTGTAAGAATTGTGTAAGAACTGTGTATTCGTGGTTCGTGTTCAATTAATCGAGGAAAACTAGGGAATTTCCTGGAAAACGGCTAGGTACTTATGAATTATGGTAAAAATGGCAGAAAACAAGGATAACCCACCACCCCAAAATAGCCCAGGATCCCTCTGGGAGCCGCGGCCAGGACCATGTTTTAAATCCGCAGCCACCAATATTTCATATGAAAAGATTTTTTTAGGGCATACCCCCTTTTTTTAGTATAATCAGTGTCAGGAGTCCCAATGGAACTAAAAAATAATAAATTTGAAAAGTATTCAGATGACGAATTGAAGCTCTTACTTGCTATTGGTATGCATGATGACGGCATCAAAGCGCAAAGTAGCTTTTTGCATTTTGTCAGAATGGTATGGCCTGAGTTTATCGGGGGATATCACTCTCAAATTATGGCAGAAAAATTTGAACAAATTGCCAATGGTACATTAAAGCGCTTAATCATCAATATGCCTCCTCGTCACGGCAAGTCGGAGTTCTCTTCCTTCTTGTTTCCTGCTTGGTTGATGGGTAAAAAGCCAAAAACAAAAATTATTCAAGCAACACACACCGCCGAACTTTCTTATCGTTTCGGAAGAAAAATGAGAAATCTTATGAATGATATAGAGTACAGGAAGATCTTTAAGGATGTGAGCTTACGCGCAGATTCAAAGGCATCAGGAAGATGGGACACGAACCACGGAGGAGAATATTTTGGTGCGGGTACCGGCGGCGCGATTACAGGACGTGGCGCGGATCTTCTAATCATTGATGATCCTCATTCAGAACAAAACATTACGGATAATGCGTTCGACAGCGCCTTTGACTGGTACATGTCAGGACCCCGTCAACGACTACAGCCAGGCGGATCCATCGTTGTCATCATGACGAGGTGGAGTGAACGTGATCTGACGGCGCGCTTGATCAAGCAGCAGGCCGAAGTGAAGGCGGACCAGTGGGAGATCATTGAATTTCCCGCATTACTTCCAAGCGGAAAGCCGATTTGGCCTGAATACTGGAAACAAGAGGAATTGGAAAAAATAAAAGCCAACCTGCCCGTCATGTCATGGGAGGCGCAGTATCAACAGCAGCCGACATCCGAGGAAGGGGCGATCATTAAAAGGGAGTGGTGGAAGAGATGGACGAAGGAGAAAGTCCCTGACCTGTTGCACGTCATTCAGAGCTATGACACGGCGTATTCCAAAAAAGATTCTGCCGATTTCAGCGCCATTACCACATGGGGGATCTTCAAAGGTATCGAGGGTTTTCGTGATAATATTATTTTATTGGATGTCATCAAAGACCGGTGGGAATTCCCGCAATTGAAAAGAATCGCGCTGGAGAAATACAAGTACTGGGAGCCGGAGACGGTGATCATCGAGGCGAAGGCCAGCGGAATGCCGCTCATTCAGGAGATGCGGCAGATCGGCATTCCCGTGATGAGCTACTCCCCCTCCAAGGGCAATGACAAGATTACAAGAGTGAACGCGGTGGCGCCTGTGTTTGAGAGCGGGATGGTTTGGATTCCTGAGGGGAAAAAATTCTCCGAGGAAATGATTGAAGAATGCGCGGCATTCCCTTATGGTGAACATGATGATTTGGTGGACAGCATGACCCAGGCGATCATGCGCTACCGTCAAGGAAATTTTGTATCACTGAAGGATGACTATGATGACCCGCCCAAGGAATATGAACACATGCCGGAGTATTATTAGATGGTAGCTCAAGCCCTACCATTAGTTTTATTAGCCGAAGCAATGGGAATGTCCATTCCAATTGTTACCGATTATTACAAAGAAAAGGGAATTGATCTTTCAGGATATGATGCCAATGATCTCGTCCCTCTGGAAGTTTTATTGCCCGAACTGGCGGAGACTAACCGCATTAAGAAATACCAGACATGGGATGAAAGTTTTTATCAACCAAAGCCTGTCGTAGAGGATACGGCTTTATCAGAGATTATTGTCCAGTCCGATAAGGATGATGACGAAGTCATTGATGTCAAGGAGGAGGATCTGGAAGTGATGCCACGGACGGACGTGTCCACCGAACCTCCCAAAAGTCCCGACCCCATTGATCCAATACCTGATCCTGAAACAGTCGCAAGAGAAATAGCGACACAAGCGGCGCAAGAACTTATTGATAAAACCGTAGATAAACTGGGAGAAAAATATCAACAGTTGGAGAAGGAAAAGAAAGGTCTTGTCTTTCCCAAGGAAAAAACGGACAATAATTTAAGGTTGCACAAGATGCGCCTGCAAAACATCACGGATGGCAAGACGGACACGTACCCTGGCAATCCTCAAAATGATCGAATAGTCTTGCAGCCTCCTAAGGGATCCAACTTGCCGCCCATAGTCATCGGCAATATTACGTTTGAGGATTGGGAGAGTAAGATCCTTAGTGAGAAGGAACAAGTAATGGAGGACGCCAATTGGTACGCCAAGATTTTTGGTCACTTTGATGTTATGGCGCAAGGCGATAAGAAAATGCAAGAGACACTCACGAAAGCGTGGCTGTCGGGACAGCAGAATGAGACACCGGCAAGCGCACTTGCCAATGTTATTTATATTCACGAACAGTTCAAGCGCGGTGTTCCTTTTGATGAAGTAAAGGGAAAAGGATTAACTACCGCTAATGACGCCATAAAAAGCATCATTTACGACAAGGAGATTACAGGTGGCGTGGGTCAGAAAATTGCTGACTTCATTGATGCGGGTTATGGAAAAGACACGCGATCCATCATGGGAAATCAAGAAGACGGGGGCTCTCCGTTTGTTGTTGATGTGCACACGGCTCGCGATACGGGACTCGTGGATTCAATTTATTTGAATCATCTGGAAAAATTAGGCTACATTATTCCTGATGGAATACAGCTAGATTTTGGTCAAGGAGGAATTACGGGAACGAAATACGAAAACCGGGCGCTGTGGGGTCAACATCTTACTCAACATCTTAATGAGAAGAATTGGATGGGCAAGAACGATTGGACGCCGACGGAGATACAGGCGATTGGATGGATGAACCTAACCAGGATGTACAGCGGACTTGGACAAGGGGGCGACATTGAGTCGGCATTGAACAGGAACTTGCGCCGCATCGCGATGGAAGTGGATCCTGGTGAAGGATCTCAATGGGACATACAGTTTGGGGATCAGTACCGGTCATTGCCCGATGATAAAAAATTCAAGATCAATGAACTGGTGACAAAAAAGGCGATTGAGTTTGTCAATAAGTTAACGGGAATTGATTTTAGCAGCAATGTGCATGGTACCGGCGGCTGGGAACTGATTCAAAATCCCTCAACCGTGCAAGAAGCGTATATGTCTAAGGAGTCAGCCAAGGAAGCGGCGGCATTACTCGGACTGTTTACCAATCAAACAGAGATATGGGTGAACTCAACAAAGGAATTGACGAAAAATCCCCAAAATTATAGTTTATTTATTATTGAAGAGGGCAGTGCAAACTTGAGGGACAGTAAAACGCTCACGGGATTGTTTGAAAGAATCATTAATAATGATCCAATCGAACTTTTTAGGGGATATCAGCCCATAATGGTTAATGGACAACCTGGCATCCAGATTATCATTGACAAGGATACAATAAGCAAAGCCATTAAGGAAAAAAGGATAAAAAAAGCGGAAGTTTTGCCTTATATACAGGAATTTGCTGGAAAAGGTTTAAATGAAGCCATAAAAGACTTGGATTTTGACGTTAAAAACTATATATCTGAAACAGAATTAGAGAAAATAACTAACGATTGGACAAAACAGAAAAATGGGCAAAGTTTTATCAACTACATTAGTGAAAAATTTAAATCAATTGCCGAAGATACAGGCAGGTCCAACATCGATTATTTTCGGGAACAACTTACGGAGCTCCTCTCCCAACTCATCCAACAAGAAACAAGACCAACCAAAACCATCACCAAAGACACAATCAAAAAACTGACAAAGAAACAGTTTGGTGGTATTGTGGAAATACCACACTTCCATTATGGTGGATTTATTAATCTTAATAGGCTATAAAAAATCATGGCGAAAGATAATATAGACAAGGCCGTTAACGCTCTCGTCGGTGAGACGATTGAAGAGTCCATTGATACGAACGAGCCTGTTGATGTAGAAATTGTTTCCGAAGAAATAACCGTGTCCGACGAACCGTTAGACGCGACAGATGATTTTTATGCCAATCTGGCGGAGGAGATGGATGAGAGTGACTTAGGCTCTATCGCCTCCCAGTTAATGGAGGATTATGAAAATGACAAGTCTTCCAGGGAAGAGTGGGCGCGAACATACACGCAAGGATTGGATCTTCTTGGATTCAAGTACGAAGACAGGACACGACCATTTCGTGGGGCAAGCGGTGTTACCCATCCCTTGCTAGGAGAAGCGGTTACACAATTCAGTTCCACGGCTTTCAAGGAATTGATGCCATCAAGCGGTCCCGTTCGCACGCGCGTCGTGGGTGAAGAAACACCTGAAATTTATCAGCAAGCGCAGCGCGTGAAAGAATTCATGAACTACCAGATTACAACCGTGATGGAGGAGTACACTCCTGAACTGGATCAGATGCTTTTTTATTTGCCACTTTCAGGATCGACATTTAAAAAAGTTTACTATGACGCGCAGCTATGCCGCGCCGTATCCAAGTTTGTCCATGCGGAGGATCTCGTGGTGCCCTACACCGCGACTGATCTGGATTCATGCGAACGCATCACCCATGTGGTGAAACAGTCAGAGAATGACATTCGCAAGAAGCAGGTCAATGGTTTTTATTTAGATATTGATCTTAATCCCGCACCTACTCAGTCTCCCACCTATAATGCCGCCGATATTAAATCAAAAATTGACCGCATAGATGGCATTCAGCAAACAGGGGAGTCGCTGATGATTACCCTTTTGGAATTTCACGTGGATTTGGATCTTACGGGATATGAGGATAAACAAGACGGAAAAGAGACAGGAATTAAACTTCCCTATATCGTAACACTCGATGAGCAGTCAGCCCAAGTACTGGGAATAAGACGAAATTATGACGAAGGAGATGAAAAGTATCGTAAGAAACAATATTTTGTCCATTTCAAGTTTCTTCCTGGCCTTGGATTTTATGGCTTTGGATTAATTCATTTAATCGGAGGCTTGTCACGTACCGCCACTTTGGCGTTGCGTCAATTAATTGATGCGGGAACGTTATCAAATCTTCCTGCGGGTTTCAAGACACGGGGACTGCGTATCGCGGATACTGATGAACCACTTCAACCAGGAGAATTCAGGGACGTGGATGCGCCAAGTGGAGAGATTAGACAAGGCTTACTGCCTTTACCTTACAAGGAACCATCACAAACATTATTTGCTCTTCTAGGATTTGTGGTGGACGCGGGACAGCGTTTCGCGCAGATCGCGGATATGCAAGTAGGCGACGCTAATCAAGGCGCGCCTGTTGGAACAACGATTGCCTTATTGGAGCGTGGTTCACGGATCATGAGTTCCATTCACAAGCGCATGTATTATTCGATGCAGCAAGAATTTAAATTACTGGCCAATGTCATTCAAATGGATCTGCCTCCTGAATATCCTTACATGGTTGTGGGAGGTAACAGGATGATTAAGCAAGAGGATTTTGATGAACGGGTGGATATTATTCCTGTCGCGGATCCCAATATTTTTTCCATGGCGCAGCGCATTCAGCTCGCGCAGACTCAGCTTCAGATGGCGATGAGTGCTCCTCAACTACATAATGTCAAAGAGGCGTATGTTCGTATGTACGAGGCGTTGGGTGTCACTGATATTGATAAAATAATGAAAATGGACAAACCTGAGCCTATGAGTCCTACCACGGAGAATCAAAAATTAATCGAAGAGGATGGAATTGAGGCATATGAAGGACAGAACCATGACGCCCATATTCAGGCACACCTTATTTTTAGCTTATCCCCCATTGTTGAACTTTTGCCACAAATAGGGGTGGAATTAAACAAGCATATTCTGGAACATGTCACTTTAAAGGCAAAAGAGGCGGTTGCGATGCAAATTGAACAGGCCGAACAGCAAATGGGACAAGTGGCTGAAGGAGAACAGCTAGAAATGATGACGGAATCTCAAATTGCCGTATTAGAGGCGCAGTTCCTAGGGGAAGTCAAGCAAATGCAGGCGGAAATGAGTGGAGAGGGACAGCCTGACCCTGTCATTGAACTTAAAAAGCAGGAATTACAGCAACGCGCCCTTCATGATAAGGAAAGACTGCAATTTGATGCGACCAAACTTGGTTTTGAAGAACAGAAACTGCAGCAAAAAGACACGATTGACAACGCCCGTATTGATTCACAAGAAGATATTGCTCAATTAAGGGCTAATGTGAACCTAAAGAAATTTAATCAACAAGCAAAGGGTCCAGGATTTCAGTATAAAAAGAATGGGGGTAAGGTATGATAGTTACCGCTCAAGCTATATTTGATTGCCATTTACAAGGATTACATAATTACGTGAAGGCATCCGTGAAGACAAAAGAACACTATTTGATCATAGCGGAGGCGATGTTGGCCGTCTCGAAAGAGATCATAGCTCAACATTTAGGTGAGGACGATGCTTTACAAATTATAGAGCATGCATTACAAGATAATAAAACAACTTATCATTGAGGAAAGTATGGCGAAGGCAAAATATATAAACGGATCAAAATATCCTAATGCTAAAATGACTGTCTCTAACGAGATGAATCCTTATGCGGGTCCTAATGTAAATAAAACATCTGAAGTTTCAACAGCACAGGTAGCAATACCTGGACCAAAGGTTGTAGATAATTTAGGTAAGGGACCACAAGGGCAACGCAGTAAAATGCAAATTAAGAAAGTTCCTTTTAAAGGCGTTTTTTAATGACTTGCAAAAATTGCGGGCATGGATGCCATTGTTCTAATGGTGGATCGTGTACATCTTGTGATTGCAAAAATTGTGAACACGAGGTAGATTAATTTCCAATTTAATGAAGGAGGTTTCTATGAAACTTTTAAAAGATATTTGGGGCTGGCTCAAAGAGTGGAATGACTGGGGCATGAAAGACTGGCTGAAAGCCGCAATTCTAGTCGCAGTAGTGCTTTTTGTCCTATGGAAAATGTCAGGCGGCGGAGCATAGATGCTCAATCTCCTGTCAGGACTACTAGGCGGTAAAGGCGGGGCCCTTAAAACAATTTCTAGCGTTATTGATGATTTACATACTAGTGAGGAAGAGAAATTAGATAAAAAGATTTTAATGCAGCGCATTCAACAAAAGCTTGCGGAGAAACAGATTGACGTAAATATCAAAGAAGGCGCCCATAAATCCATTTTTGTCGCGGGCTGGAGGCCCATGATCGGCTGGACGGGAGCCTTCGCGCTAATTTTTGAGTTCATCGTGTCCCCGGGAATTGAATGGTATGCAAAGTTCTCAGGACTTGATATAACAGCTCCTGACATTCAAACTGGCCCCTTGCTGGCCATCGTTACTTCCATGCTCGGAGTCGCCGGGCTCAGGAGTTTCGAGAAGACAAAAGGATTAACTAAATAATGGAAAAATTATGCCAAAATTAACACTACTGCAAAAAATACAAAAAGAATTAGACAAGCTTGCGACTCTTCACACAAAGGAAGAGGCGATAATTGAGAAGATTGAAGAAATCATTCAAGAAGAGGAGGAGTAAATGCCACAAGGACCAGGAACATACGGAACTAAGAGAGGCAGACCGCCTGTTAAAAAAGCGAAAGGCGGGAAAGCTGTCTCAAGTTCAGCCGAAACATCTGTCATTAAAGGGGCAAAGGTAGCGGGTTCTAGAGAAGGATCTACAATTAAGGGCCCTAAAGCAAAAGGATCACGTGAAGGATCAGTCATTAAGGCAAAAGATGGTAAATGGATTCAGAAAGCGATCAAGAAACCAGGGGCGTTGCGTGCGTCATTAGGTGTTAAAAAAGGAAAAGACATTCCCGCTAAAAAATTAGCGAAGGCGGCAAAAGCGAAAGGCAAGCTCGGACAGCGTGCTCGGTTGGCTGAAACATTAAAAGGATTTAAGAAAGCTGACGGAGGCATGATTACGGAAATGTATTCTCGCGGCTATGGAAGAGGTAAAAAATCTAAGAGAAAACCGACTAAAATTTATTAATGCCCTTTAAATCGGAAAAACAAAAAAAGTTTTTATTTGCGAATAAACCAAAAATCGCTAAACGGTGGGCGGATAAGTATAACAAAGGCGGTACTGTAGTGAAAGTCAAGCCACGGGGATTTAGTCGCATGCTTCCAAGCAAAAGACCAACTACAAAGATATTCAGGAGTCAAGGAAGATGATGCTCGAAAAGAGGATCATGGATCATGAAGGATTTCGCAAAAAGATCTATGCCGACTCATTGGGAAAAAAAACGATTGGGTATGGCCACCTCATCACGGAAAACGATAATTTTGAAGAAGGTATAGAATATAAAAAATCCGACCTTCTGGATCTTTTTTACAAGGATCTGGAAAAAGCCAGAGAAGGCGCCAACCAACTTGTCGGCCACATAGAAGAGCTTCATATCGAAGCGAAAAACGTAATAATTGAGATGGTGTTTCAATTGGGAACCCAAGGTACTCGAAATTTTAAAAAACTGATTTTGGCCTTGGAGGAAAAGGACTATTTTGAGGCGCACGTCCAGATGCTGGACTCACGCTGGAGTAAACAGACACCAAGAAGATGCGCTGAACTTTCCGAAATAATGAAAAAGTGCGTATAGAGAATGGAAATAGTTAAAGTTGTTGAATGGCTCAAAAAAATATTAAAAACTAGACAAGATAACGTAAATGAAGCTATAACAAGTGATGTAAAGACTTTAGAGGATTACAAGTATCTTCTAGGGAAATTACATGCATATAATGAAATAAGACAGGAACTCACGGACCTGCTAAAAAAACAGGAGCAACTTGATGAATAAATTAATTGTACCAAAACATGTTTGGGATGGTAAGAAAAAAGAAAAACAAAAGCAAGAAGTTGAAAAAGTTCCAACCCCTACGGGATTTAGGATAGTTTTATTTCCCCTTAAACTCGATTCAAAATCAACGGCAGGAATTTATTTTACCGATGATACTATTGAACAATCTCAAATTACCACGAATATTTGTAAAGTCCTAAAATTAGGACCAGATGCATACAAGGATAAAGCACGTTTTCCTAATGGATCATGGTGTAAGGAAGGAGATTGGGTTTTAATTACCAAATATGCAGGATCCCGCATTCGCATAGAAGGTGGAGAATTACGGATCATTAATGATGATGAAGTACTGGCAGTCCTTGATGATCCCCGTGATATTTTGCCAGCAAACATTTTATAACATGGAGGTACCATGCCGGAAGCAACAACATCACCATCAGAAAAACTAGTACCAATTGATACTAGTGGAAACCCTGTTGATGTAACATTAAAAGAAGAAAAAGAAAAAGGCGTTATAGAAACAGCAGCAGAGGAATCTCCTGTTGTTGAAGTAAAAGAAGAAGAAGAAGTAAAAGTCGAAGAAGAAAAAGACTCTTCCGCGCACACTGAAGAAGAGCAGTATTCTCAAACCGTTAAAAAGCGCATTGATAAAATGACTTTTAAAATTAGAGAGGCTGAACGGCAACGTGAAGAAGCCTTAAAATATGCCGAGTCTGTAAAAAGAGAGAGAGATGAATTAAAAAATAAAGTTACCAAAGTTGATGAAGGATATCTGGATGAATATAAGAAACGTGTCAGTTCAGAACTGGATAAAGCCAACCAACTTTTAGGGAATGCGATTACCAAAGGTGATGTAAAAGCGCAAGTAGAGGCTAATAAAGCCATTGCAAGATTGGCGATTGAGGAAGAAAGGGCTAATTCTTCTACTCTACAACGAGAAAAAATAAAAGAAAATCTAGAGAAACAAGCTAAAGCAGCACCACAAGCCCCTCAACCTTTGCCACAACCTGATCCCAAAGCGGAAGCCTGGGCAGAAAAAAATGAATGGTTCGGTAAAAATGAGGGAATGACGTATACAGCACTGTCGATCCATAAAAAATTGATCAATGAAGAAGGATTTGACGGCAAGGGTGATGCATACTATAAAGAACTTGACAAACGAATACGAAAAGAGTTTCCTCATAAGTTTGAGGATAAGAACAAAGACAATCGAGTAGTCCAGACGGTTGTTTCTGCTAATAGATCGACAAAAAGTGGGCGCCGCACTGTGAGACTCACACCTTCACAGGTAGCTATCGCAAAAAAACTTGGTGTGCCCTTGGAAGAATACGCAAAACACGTGAAGGAGGCGTAATATGACTGAAAAGACAAAACTAAAAACCTCACGCAAAGCTGAAACCCGTGAAACGGGTGCTCGTAAAAGAGGATGGGTTCCTCCATCCAACTTAGAGGCACCGGAACCACCCACAGGCTTTCATCATCGATGGATACGATTCGAGTTTCGAGGTACCCAGGACGAAAAAAACGTTATGGGACGCATACGAAGTGGATATGAACCAGTTAAAGCTAGTGAATATCCCGATCGAATGGATCTACCGGCGATTGCTGACGGTAAGTATAAAGGTGTTATAGGAGTTGGAGGATTAATCTTGATG